AGTGCTGACTTGCTAGAACAACATGAATATGGTGAAGTTGAAGGACTAGTAAAAGAAGCAGTACAAATTGGTCTAGCACGTGACATGGGTACAGATTACTTTCTAGATCCTAAAGCAAGACTTATGGGACTTAAAGACAAGAACGGACAGGTTACAACTGGTTGGGATAGTTTAGATAGAAAACTATTTGGCGGATTCAACAGAGGCGAGTTGAATATATTTGCAGGTGGATCAGGTGCAGGTAAGAGTTTGTTCTTAGCAAACTTAGGTGTTAACTTTGCACTAGAAGGTCTTAATGTTGTTTACTTAACACTAGAACTTAGTGAAGCACTTGTTAGTATGCGTGTAGATAGTATGGTAACAGGTATTAGCACAAGAAACATTTTTAAAGATCTTGATGATGTAGAAATGAAAGTTAAGATGATTGGCAAGAAAGCAGGCATGATGCAGATCAAATATATGCCTAGTGGAAAGACTGCTAATGATATTAGAGCGTATCTAAAAGAATATGAGATTAAGGCAGGTAAGAAAGTAGATGTATTGCTAGTAGACTACTTAGACTTGCTTATGCCAATAGGTAAAAAGATTAGTGCAGAGAACTTGTTTGTAAAAGACAAGTATGTATCTGAAGAACTACGTAACTTAGCAATGGAACTGCAAACTGTATTTGTTACAGCGGCACAGTTGAATAGAGGTGCAGTAGAAGAAGTAGAGTTTGATCATTCACACATTAGTGGTGGACTTAGTAAGATTCAAACAGCAGATAACGTATTTGGTATTTTTACAAGTAGAGCAATGCGTGAAAGAGGCAGATATCAAATACAATTAATGAAAACACGTTCAAGTAGTGGTGTAGGACAAAAAGTAGATTTAGGCTTTGACATTGATACACTACGTATTGTAGACATCGACGAAGATGAACAAGAGTCAACAAACGGAGAACGTACAGGCAACTCAAGTATACTAGATTCAATTAAAAGAAAAACAGCAACAAGCACAGGCGAAAACAACACACCCACTGATGATCCAACAGATGGCGCATCGGTCGGTAAGATTAGAGGCAAGGTAGAATCAACCAAGCTGAGAGAAATTTTATCGAATATGGGTAGTGATGAAGAATACTAAAGTAGATATATTTGAATGGTCAGTTCCTGCAGATCAAACTGTAGACGCACAGTACGATATTGATTGGCCTAGAGTACAAAATGCAATAGGTAAAGACCATTGCACTTGGTTACTAGAACAAAAACCCAAAGACGTTCAACTGATGTTAGAAGTAAAAGGCAATGGTGTTAAGCGTCTTGTTGCAGATTTTTACGACCCTAAGGTGCTTGTTACATATCACCTAATGTGGGCTAAATAGTAGTATGCGCATTTTAGAACTACTCAACGAAGAATCCATGACTGTTAACAAGAAGTTAAATCCAGTGTTGTGGAACGGTGGCGAACTTAAATCCGAGATAACAGAAAAACTAATTGAGATTGCAAAAGTGTTTCAAGAGTTTATAGGTGTAGAACTAGATGTAGCAGACTATACACTAACAGGTTCAAATGCAAATTTTACATGGACAGAGTATAGTGATTTAGATTTACATATCATTGTTCGCGGCATGCCCAGTGACGAACAAAGAGAACTATATAATGCAAAGAAAGCATTGTGGGCAGAAGAACATAACATACGTATTAAGAACTTACCTGTAGAGTGTTATATACAGGGTGCAAAAGAACCACATCATTCAACTGGTGTGTATAGCCTAAGCAAAAATACATGGCTAATTAAACCTAAGAAAGTAAAACCAAACATCAATGATGCTGCTGTACAAGCAAAGAAAGATAGCATACAGCACGATATAGAAGCATCTTTGATATCAAAAGATTTGCCTAAGATGAGATTAGCAAAACAAAAGCTAACTAAAATGCGCAAAGCAGGACTTGAAAGAGCAGGTGAATATAGTGTAGAAAACATTGTGTTCAAACAACTGCGTAACCTAGGAATGATTGATCAACTTAGTACAGAAATACGTGAACTAGAGGATGAACAACTTAGCCTAGAACAAGCACCAGAACTAGTATAATCCTATACTAAAATAATTAAATAGTATTAACAGAACAAGGAACAGAGCGCGATGCTTAAGGTTATCAATACCTGCGACGAGTGGGTATCACAAATTATTAAGGACGATCCGGTTAGACCACACTTAACCGCTGATTACCGTATCAATGAAACTGCTGAAATGTTTGGCCTGTATGATGATAAAGAATACTTGGGCAGCATATGTTGTGTACGTTACACCAAAGGAATACCAGACAGTGTAAGCGACATGACTGATAGAAGCACTGCTAAAGATGCTGACACTGCTATATTCTATACCATATGGAGTTATAGCAAAGGTAGTGGTAGACAGTTAATACTTGATGCTTCTGAATGGATCACAAACAATAAACCTGAAATCAAAAATCTAGTTACACTCAGTCCTGTTACTGAGATGGCTGAACGTTTTCATCTACGCAATGGCGCTATCAAATGGCGTATTAATAACGATTCAGTTAATTATGCCTATCAATTGAAAGCCTAGGCATAACTACAGTCAAAGGAATTTATGGCTGGAATAAAAAAGCGTGGGATTGTTACTAGACATCATATCAGAACACATAACGACCGTGAAGTTGTACCTTGCATGTTTGTAGGATCTAATGGCGGTAGAGGTGTTATGGTAGCACAGTACAAAGACACAAGAGACCTTGTACTAGATGCAGAACAAAAACCCGTTATGTATAATCGTTGCTAATTACATTAGGCTTATAGAATTACTGGTTCTTGCGTAGCTTACGCAATCGCCCCCATCGGCGTTGAGTAACTCCTTCTACAATATCTTTGGTAAGTTTTCTTCTTTTACGTGCTTGTGTGCTACGTGCTAATCTAAGAGACTTTCTAAACGTTTTCATATTCGATTCCCTCTATAATACAATAATGGCGCGGCTAAAGAGATTCGAACTCCTGACCTTAGGTTCCGCAAACCTACGCTCTATCCAGCTGAGCTATAGCCGCCTGTATAACTATAATTATACCACATTTGCTTATAGTTGTCAACTGTTATTTTAAATAGTAGCATGACAAACGAACAAGTTTATTTTGCCATTATATCGTGGATAGTGCTTACAACTGTAATCTATACAGTGGTAGGTTGGAAGAACATACGCGACTGTTATGCTATGTGGTTCACTCGAGAATACTGGACAAACTATAATATAATCGAAGCAGCAAGTTGGATAGCCAAGGCCATCATAATCATACCGGGTCTGATATTTGGCATTCAAATTTGGCAGTTCTATTTTGTAGCACTTTTTACAAGCCTAACGTTAATATGGGCCAGTAACAAGAAGCTGCTGCCCACGTTGGTTGGATTCAACACACTATGGATATGGCTGAGCATGATGGTGATAGCACAGCAGGTGATACAATGATTTTATTTTGGATAGGCTTTACAATTATGGTTCTTAACGAAGGGTTCGTGATCATGCGACATGTACACCCTTGGTTTGCACGTAAAAGACAACATCTTATAGACACACTGGGCGATCGCTGGAAACGCATACACGGCACACTGGACTACTGTTGGATCGGTGGTGTTACAGGCGGCATCATACTAGACTTTGACAATTGGAAGTTCTATGCTACTGTGCTGGCTGTGTTCTGGGGATTTGTTGCTGTGAGCGTGTATCTCCCCCTTCTCATCAAACGCATAGCCGCGAAGCGGTAAGCTCAAAAAGCTGCGAAGCAGTTCGCGATTTTTAAAGGGCTGCGAAGCAGCGTAGCGATAGCGCAGCAAAAACGGTAGCGACATCACTGACCTCGTGACTGTTCACTAGAGTTTCACCTAGTGTAATCCCTGAGTGAATTTATTTTGTTTTGAATTTGCGTGTGTTGTTTAGTACGTTTACGCCCGGAGTGTAAGGCTGTACTATGCTTTCCCAACCACCTGGTACACGACTGTCCAAACGAGCTGCTAGTTTATCAGCTACCTGTTGACACCAATCTTTACCTCGTAGATTGTTTAAGAACCTATGACCAGTAAGATCCTGTTCTTTGACAGTTTGTCCTGTAGTTAAGTTGCGAGCC